TCAAAGCGTTGTCTAGGTGACGCGATACGGGACGCCCCACGATAGCCACACCAATCAAATCATCGCCAGACACACAGCCAATGGAGAATCTTGCACCGGCCACAGGCTGATTGTGTCTATGAAAGCCCTCTACGAACTCGTTTGCCTCTTTCAAGGTCAGAGGAACGGCGACAAGCTTACTCATCTTCCGGTTCCTCTAGCTCAATCCATCCCCTGCCCTCGCATGTCGGGCACTCGCCGTCGCGTTCTGTGAGAAACCCGCCGTGCATGTGGTCGATTACCGGCACCTCAAGCGTTGCTATGCCCTCGCCGTGGCACTCGGGGCACTCCTGCACCTCTTCCCATATGTTGCAGTACCGCGAGATGCGGATTTTTACCGGGTATTGGTTCTGGATTTTGCCCCTAGTCACTTTGTTGTCCGCGAAGCAGGAAGCAAAAGTCGTCCATGTCCAGAACGACAAGCTCCTTCTGCCTGTCTGCTTTCAGGACAAGTGCGTCGGCGTCTTCCAGCCACTTGTAGATTTGCTTGAAACCGTTTGCGCGGGCTTTGATCTCCAGGGTCCACTCGTCGGCTGGCAGCGGATCACCCTTTTGGATCACCACGTCGCCCTTGATCGAAGCACCGCCGCTTAGTGGCACCCTGTAGGCATCCAGCCCGTGGGCCTCTAACTTCTTGCGCGTCTCATTTTCGACGCGATAGCCCTTGTCACGCTGACTCTTGCCCATGCTCTAGGCTCCAATCTGCGCTTGTGACGGCACCGTCGGTCATCTTGTGGATGGCAATCATATGTGCGCCGCTGGGCAAGCTGATGCGATGCACCCATTTCCACACGGACGTATTGCTCACGCCAAGATCACGCCCAAAGGCGGCGATAGATATGTCTTTTTCTGTAAGATACTGATGCAGTGTCATGTCTATGCCTTTCGATAGGCATAAACTAGAAGTTATAGAAACCTGTTGCAAGCGTATTGAAACTGTGACACTGTGTTTTTAACTATAGGTTGACGCAAGACAATTTAGAAAGGTAAGAAAATGCGTAATGTTCACATCAACCAGCACAACGATTGGGCAACGGCCCCACCTAACGCAAACCGCAGCAACAGAGGCTCGGCAACGGCACCTCCTTTGTCCTGGAGAGGCTCCTTCACTCAAGAAACGCGTTGGCAGAATGTCCCTACAGCCCCGCCAACCGGCTGGCTTATGAAAAGAGAAACTTATGGAATATCCAAACAATCTAGCTGCGATACGAGCTAAGGCCCGCATTTCGCAGAAAGAGTCGGCAAAACAGGTAGGCGTGAGCCAGCCAGAATATGGCCGTATGGAGTTAGGCCGCAGGCAAATCGGGCATCATATCGAAGCGATCTGTAAGACATTTAACGTCACAGAAGAAGAAGTATTCGAGGTACCCACACCTGCGGAGATCAAAAATGCAGACGCAGTTTTAAGCGATAGCCGCCTGCCCGTGTATGGACGACCGGGATTCGGCAAACAGCTGCGGTGGACTGAAGAGGCTCAAAAGATGATTCTCAAACCACAGGACTTAGATGATACAAAAGACGCATACGCGGTCGTCATGCCAAACGATAGCATGAGGCCGCGTTGCCAAGGCGGGGATACGCTCTATGTAGACCCTTCTTACATCACCAAAACAGGCGATCTTGTTTTAGTTGCTCAAAAAGGCTCGGACCTTCGTGATATAGTCCAGCTTGTAGCTAAAGACGCCAATTCGTGGATCTTTGAACGCCTTGATCCGGCTGAAAAATTCACGGTAGAGATAGATCAACTCGACAGCGTGCATCCTGTCAGGGCAATAAAATACGTTTAACTTAACTTATAGACCTTTACTTTATAAGTATTGGTTGATATAAGCGAGGTTATGTCAGATGTACACAAGCTTCAAGACAATGAGCGTAGCGATGGGTTGCCGGACTTCGTGGCAGCGCATCGCCTCACGCCGGAGCGGTTAGCAGAACGCCGAACAACTCTACGTGGTAGTTGCATCAACATTCTGGCTGGTGGCGACTACAAGCGTATAGACCGTCTGTTTAAGGAAAAGACTGGCGAACTAGAGCCGGAAGATCTGTCAGGCAAGTGGCCTATACAATTTGGCCAGTGTACTGAAATACTCAATCTCCACACTTTTGAGCAAAAGAACGGCGTTAAGATAGACAGCTATCAGCGTGTCGTGCGCTCCCCTACAGAGCCTTGGATGGCGGCAACATTAGATGGCGCGACCTACCTTGGTGGCAGGATTGTCATTGATGCTAAGTGGACCGCTGGCCGTCCCGTCGAAGGCGAAGAATGGGCTGACGTGCTGCCGAGGATCGTGCGCTATAACACACCGCAACTGCATTGGGGTGCCCGCATCCTGGGGGAGATAGAAGGCCGTCGCATTGAACGCGGTGTTCTGTCGATCATTCGCGGCGCAAACCCACCCACAACGCATTTCGTCGAACTCAAGCAGTCATATACCGACCATCTGGTCGAGCTTGGCCGCACGTTCATGGAAGGCGTAAAGAAGGGCGAGATGCCTTTCATAGACTTTAGTGAAGAGCCGCCTGTGCCTGTTGAAGAGCGCCAGCCCTATGACATGGAGAAGGACGTGGCCCCTGCACAGCAAAAGGCATGGAAGCGGCACGCAGACACATGGCTGCAAACAAAGGGCGCGGCTGACAGCTTCAAGCAGGCAGACAAACAACTCAAGTCGCTGATACCGCGCGATGCTTCCACAGCATCCGGCGCAGGCATTAGTGTGCGCGTTTCTAGCAATGGGGCGAAACGCATAATGGCAGAGGAAACAGGCAAGCATGAGTGAGTTAGCAAAGGCGCTTTGCGAGTATCAAAAACACACTGCCGGTGTAGAGGCAGATAGCCGGGGGCAGAGAGGACAATATGCGTCTCTGGGTGCGGTTATCAATAATGTGAAAAAGGCGGCTGCATATGGCCTGACCTTCACGCAGGAAGTCGATTTTGAGGGTGATATGATTTTCCTGCGGACAGTGATGATGCACACAAGCGGCGAGGCGCGCATGTCACGCTATCCGTTGTTTCCGCCGGACAAGACGAACAGCCAGCAACTTGGTAGCGCGATCACTTATGCCAAGCGTTACGCACTCACTGCGATGTTTGGCACTGAAAAGGGTGTCGATGCAAATATTCAAGATGCGGATGACGATGGCGAAGCCTGTGGGCTGATGCCGCTTGATGAAGACGACGTTCCTCCTAAGCCCGCTGCAACAACGCCAGCTACAGTCTCCCTGTCTGACGATGCGGGCCACTCCCGTGAGGATGGACTGCAACCCGCCTCACGGGCCTTTTCTTCCATCGTTGAGAATGTAGAGCCGCAGGAAGACCCGTTGGTGGCCGAATTAGCAACGAAAAAGACGCTCAAAGACTTGAGAAGGGTTTTTGACGATATGGGCGGTTTCAAAATGTCCGAGGACAAACAGAAAATTTTTGAGGCAAGACAGAAACAAATCATGCAAGGAGCAAACAGCTAATGAACGACAAGCCAAAGGTGATGCACGGCAAGGACGACATGACGTTTAGCCTAAACGACAAGCGGTCAGAGAAGACCGCAGAATGGCAATCGGATTGGTCGGGGAAAGTCGTCGTTGGCGGCACTGAATATTATCTCAACGGCTATCAGAAAAACGACGGATGGATAGCTGGCAAGCTGAAGGCTGTTCCTGCAAAGAAGCCAGCGGACGATGACGAGATCCCATTCATTAAATGAACCGCACCCGCTTCTGGCAATTCCCAACAATGAAGGGATGCTTTTGGTAATCGGGGATCTGAACGCGCAGATGGACATGACACCGAAACAAATGCGGCAACATGCGATGGAGCTTCTAAAGCGTGCCGAAGAAGCAGAAGCCAGGGCCAATCAGGAATGACCCGCTGCCGGACAAATGCAAGCACTGTGGCTGCACGTTTGATTGGCGCTATGGCGGGGTTGCCAATGGCCTCAAGGAAAGCTTCTGCGGGCCGCAATGCTGCCATGACAATTATCAGAACGAGCGGACGTGGGAAGAGATGTTGAGAAGGGCACAAAAATGAAATCAGATTTTGACAAACTACAATGTTGGCACAATGCCAAATACCGAAAATGTGACACTAAACAGCACATGGAATGGCTTGAGTGGGGCTTGCGTCACTATTGGGTTTATCATCCCTGTCCTAGCAAGTGTAGGTCGCATGAACGAAGCTACAGATTGGCTGAACTCGTCGCGTTGAAAGAACGGCAAGTTTATGGATGACGCAACCGCAATCCTTGAGACAAAGGACTACATCGAACTGCGCGCTGTCATCAAAGTGAACGGCAAAGAAACCGATGTCCATTTCAGCAACAAGCAAGAGCCGACGTGGCGGATTGGCCTTTGCGATCAGGAGACGAAGCAGAACGTCATCCCCGTGATCCGCCGTGTGTACGAAGCTCTGTATCAGGAAGGATATTATGCAAATGACCAAAGAAGGCAGACGTTGGACAGAAGAGCGCCGCAAAGCTCACAGCGAGGCTATGAAGCAGTATCATAAGCGGCGGAAGATTAAAGCGGCTGCAAGACAAGAAGCAAGTTGGTGGCAGCGCCTACTGGCGATGGTGTTTGGGGTGCAGAAGAATGAGCGATGACAAAAAGCACGTCGAGATAAAGAGGGACGAAGAAGACCGCGACGTTTGGTGGGTAATCAATCGCGACCCTGATGGCAAGGTTCTCGGTACTTGGCGGTGTGCTGATTTGGTGTCTGCACAACAGGCGGCAGAATTGATCGTTGGAGAAGACTTTTTCGACGGGGATTTTCAAGTCGGTACGACAGAAAAAGGCATCAAGTTAAAGAAGTGGAATCACTGATGGATGCAAGCGATGAATTGCAAGGCGCAAAATTAGAGGCATTTCAGAAGGGTCTTGCATCTATCAAAAAGATGGATAGCAAACGCGATCAGTTTGATTTTCTGTTTGCCATGCGCCGGAATGTCGAAATCGAAAACGATCCGGTATTTTTTGAAATCATAGAACAGATTGACAGCATGCTCATGGGGCATGGCTTGGTTTTGTTCGTGATGGGTGGGCACAATCTGAGTGACCCAAAAATTATGAGCTATTGCGCCCATTGTGTGGACGTGTTGATCCAAGAAATTTCATACATCCGTTATTGCGGCGGTGATGAAGATAGAATTTTCGAAATCTGGATCAACAAGATCAATGAGATGGAAGAAGAATTACACAGAGACGGTTTGCCAAACTTTGTCAAAAAAGGCGACAAAAATGACTGATTTTTACACACCGCAGGAGCTTGCCGACCGCTGGAAGGTTTCAGCCAAGACGGTTCTGCGGATGGCCGAATCTGGCGATCTTGCCAGTATCCGCGTGGGTAAAAAAATAAGAATACCAGCCCACGCTCTATCAACAGTCGAGGGAGACACGACATGCAGAAATACGAGTACGACGTTGTTCAAAGACAGAGTGACAGAAATTGGGAAATCACCTGGCGACAGGATGGCAAAGCACGATACGCATCAACTGGCACAAAGGATGCGGCGCTTGCAAAAGTTTTCCTAGAAACCTTCAAGAAAATTCACCAACCGAAAGACGTTGTGACGATTGGTGACATTTTGCAGCAATACACGATCAAGTGGTATCAGCCACGCGCCGTGAAGATGAACCGGCACAATTCAATCCTCAAGGCGTTAGACCCGTTGTCTAATTGCGATCCGTTGGACCATGAAGCTTTTGAGGAGGCGAT